AGCGGGGAGAGAGGTATATTTTCAAGGGCGGCTGCTAAAACTACAGTTGAAAAACTTGGACGGCGAGACACTAGCTATGACTTTGGAACTAATCCATGCTCCGAAATCATCTTACGCCCATATCAATTCTGTAACCTTACAGAAGTTGTTGCCCGAGAAACGGATAACGAAACAACTCTTGCACGAAAAGTTGAACTTGCCACTATCCTCGGAACTTTCCAGTCTACTCTCACCGATTTTCCATACCTAAGAAACATCTGGAAGAAGAACACTGAAGAAGAACGTTTGCTAGGTGTGTCTATTACTGGCATCTTAGATTGTCCAGTGCTGAATGACGTAAACGACGAGGGTCTGTCATCAAGGCTAGAACGTATGCGTGACTTAGCAGTTGTTACTAATAAGGAGTTTGCTAGTGTTCTTTCTATTCCTGCGTCTGCTTCTATCACATGCGTTAAGCCTAGTGGTACTGTTAGTCAGTTGGTCGATAGTGCCAGTGGTATTCATGCTCGCCATAGTCAATATTATATTCGACGAGTTCGTAATGACAATAAAGACCCTATTACCCAGTTTCTTAAAGAAAAAGGAATCCCAAATGAGGCGGATGTAATGAAGCCTAACGACACAACTATCTTTAGCTTTCCTATGAAAGCCCCTGAAGGATGTGTTGTACGAGATGACTTAGATAGCTTTACGCACTTAAAACTGTGGTTAGCATACCAACGTCATTGGTGTGAGCATAAGCCATCAGTTACAGTGTACGTTAAAGAGGAAGACTGGCCTGCTGTAGGTGCATGGGTATGGGAACACTTTGATGAGATTAGTGGTATTAGTTTCCTACCTTGGGATGGTGGTAGCTATCGTCAAGCCCCGTACGAGGAGATTACAGAAGAAGAATATTCCAAGCTGTTATCTGCTATGCCTCCAGCAGTTAATTGGGATGACTTTATCGAAACAGACGACAACGTAGAGGGCGCACAACAACTTGCGTGTGTTTCCGGTGTCTGTGAAATCTGATGACGAGTTAGTTCAAGGAGTGCTAGATGGGGATTCGTCCTCATCTAGTTTGCTGTACAAAAAGTATTACAATAGAGTATTTAGATTTGTACACAACAAAGTACAAGACAGTGCAACAGCACAAGACATAGCACAAGAAACTATGTTAGCAGCCTTAAAATATCTGCATACATATAAGGGTAAGAGTAGTTTGTACACATGGCTATGCACCATAGCAATCAACAAGGTTTCTAAAGTGCGTAGTGTGGGTGAAGTTATAGTACACGAGAGCGTTACTAATAGCACACCAGAAGATAGTTTTTCTTCTAAGCAAACTATGTTTAATATATCAGAGGCATTTAAAGCACTATCAAAAATGCATCAAATGGCTCTGTTTTATAAAGTGTATGAGCAGTTGACCTATAAAGAAATAGGTAGTAAAATAGGCTGTGCGCCAAGCTATGCTAAGTTTTTAGTGTACGAAGCTAAACAAATTGTAAGACCAATGTTAAAGGAATTATATAGTGAAACTAACTGTGATAAAAGAAAATGACGACGGATCGGCAGATGTAAAGCTAGAAAGTATTAACCCTAAGATGATGCAACTTATTCTTCAAACAGGGTTAATTAAATTGCTAGAAGAAGCAATTACTAAAGCTGAAAAAGAAAACAAACTACCTTCTTTGCTAAAGGCTAACAATGGATAAATACGACGAAGTAATGAATATGCAGTATGGTGGTAATCACTACAAAGACCGTAAGATTCAACCGTGGGAAGTATGGGAGGCATACGACATGAATGGTTGGGAAGCTAGTGCTCTTAAATATTTATTGCGGTATAAGGATAAGGGTAAGCCGCTAGAAGACTTGTACAAGTGTAGGCATAACGTTGAATATTTGATTGCAAAAGAAGAACGTAAATTAAAAGCTAATACATCACCTAGCCATCCCTCGCCAGAGGTGTTTCAATCAATAGTACAACAACTTACTAAATAATAAAGGGGCGCTAGGCCCCTTTTTTACCTTACTTTAAAACCTGCTTTAGATAAGGCATCTTTCCATACTGCCCCTTCTTCCTCACTCTTGTGTCCTGCTTTAGACACCGATGGATGAGTGACTGTTACCAAATCTCCATACTGATCTTTAAGTTTAGCCATAAGTTTCTTTATAGCCTCTGTTGCTTGTGGACTAGGGTTTTCTCCACCAAGATACGCTATACCTATAGCATTAGAATTATCTAAAGGAGAGTCCTCTCTTAGTCCTTTAAACCCTTTGTTACCAATGTGGTTTGTCCTAGCAGTCATAGGCGCGGCTTGATAAATAGTACCATCTTCTGCAATAGTAAAGTGATAACCGAATTGCCCTTTACGAACCTTATCTACTTGCCCGTAGTACGACATGTTTTTAGCAGGGTCATGGTGTAATACTACTCCAGCAAAAGGCTTCTTATTAGCAGATGCAGTCTTACCATACGTTTGAGATGGAAAATCTTTATAGACACTAGTAATGTTTAACCCTTCAGGTTTAAACTCTGGTTTCTCCTCAGCTATTTCTTTATCTGCTTTTTTTTTACCATCAGCAGTGTCTAACGCCTCATTATTCTTAATAATCTTCTGTAAGTCTTGAGCAGTAGTAGTTGGGGCTTCTTCAGGGGCCACTGTAGCCTCTGTAGCGGCAGGTATAGGGGTCATCTTACCTGTAGGGTCATAGAAAGGCATGACCTGCGTACCGTTATTAATAGCGTTTGCATACCCCATACCAATTGCACTAGGGTCTTCATTCGTAAGCATAGCTCGTCCATACACCGTAGTGATTGAGAGTGCTTTAGTTTGTTTCCTAAACTCTTCTGCAATTGCACGTGACTTAGGGTCACGAACAGAAACGGCTGTACTCATACTATCCATATACAAAATACCTTCTGGTGAAACACCTACTTTGTAGTTTGTACCATACTTAGTGTTAAGCACGTCACGAATCTGACGAATTTGTTCTACACCATTAACTGAACCACGACTAACGTTGTTCTTAATAACGCCTAGATCAACAGGGTTTAAATTAGCCAGCTTACTACCAAACTTCTGATAGTTGGAAAGCAATAGTTGACTCTCTGCACCATATTGTGCTGAAGTAGAAAACGCTGAACTAATGACGTTAATTTCTGGTTGACTCAAGTCTGCTTTGTCCAACAATGTAACAGCACTAGCAACCAACGATGTGTACCCTGCTTTAACAGTTGTGGGTGACCCTACAATTGGTGGAGCAACAGCCTCTCCAGTTTTTTCTCCAGTAGCTTGAATTATTTGCACAACACTGAGGTCTTGAGCGGCTGTAATGTCCTCACCTACACTACGGGCGCTACTAGTAATGTTTTCTTCAAACTTAACCATAAAGTTATAAAAATCAGGGTTAGTGCGTTTTAAGTTCTCTCTAGACGCACCCTTCCCCCAGTAAGCCTGCATCAATGGATTATTTGGCATTGCACTTTGTAGCTTAACAGCTAGATCAACCAATTGTTGTTTTTCTGTCAACGACTTATCACGATATGAAGACATAATGTTTGCCATAGCTGACAAGCCAATACCCTTATCATCTGCGTATCGTTCAACTAAGGTAGCTGCAGAACGATCAATATCTGCATACAACTCCTTACGTTTAGCATCACTAATATTAGGGTTCTCTCGAACAAATACGTCTATAGCCTCATAAGAGGTTCGTTTAGCTGCGTCAATATTAGTACGCATTTGTGCGTTATGTAAATCCACTAACACTTTAAATTTAGTGGGGTCCATATTACTTTGACCCTTAGACATTAAAGCTAGTGTTTGTCCAAATATATTCTCTTTATCTTCTACGGTAGTAGCAAGCACATTTGCTTGTGTATATCCACCAAATAACATCTTAAAGCCTGCACGTGCTTTGTCTGCATCTGAATCACTATTTGTTCTTAACGCTTCCATGTGTTTTTTAACCGAATCATTCTGCGTCTGAACAGCCAAATATTCTGTAGCCGCACGTAC